TGGCCATTCTCCACATTTAACGTATTCATAAACTGAATTTAAATTCCATATTCCTGATGCACTTGAGGGTAATTCTGGTTCTTTTATAATAACGATTCCTGAACCGCCAGCTGCCCCACTAAATGAAGGAGTAGCACCTCCGCCCCCACCACCACCAGTGTTAGCTGTTCCTGCGGCAACTCCTGGTGCTCCTTTTCCACCGCCTCCAGTTCCACCAGCTCCACCACAACCTGAATATTGACCTGCACCACCACCACCTGAATATGTTGTTGGGGAACCAGATAAACAACTTGCAGTACCTGTTCCACCTGCTCCACCTGTAACTGTTCCTGTATCAAAACCATTTGAAGCTTTACTTTCTCCAACAGCGCCTGCTCCACCACCACCAGATCCTGCTCTAGTTAAACCTGAAAAACCTCCAGCATTACCTTGCGGCGGACTTACTGGCGGAGTATTTCCTGCAGCGGGTGATCCTGGTGGATATTCTCCTGCTCCATATGCAGAGCCACCTCCTGATCCTCCAGCTATACCTGGTCTTACAGTACACCCTGGATTACAGGAAGCACCTCCTCCACCTCCACCTGCTGATGTTATTGTTGAAAAAATTGAATCTGTTCCACTTCCACCTTTAGTAGTAGAAGGAGGACTTCCTCCAGCTCCACCTGCTCCAATGGTTACTGGAACTGAACCCGAAGCTGTTATACAAGTAACTTCTCTAAAACCACCTGCTCCACCTCCACCTGCTCCTCCTGAGGGACCAGCTGTACCACCTCCTCCGCCACCAGCAACAACTAAAGCTGTAACGGATTGAGTTCTAGGTTGTAATGAAACACATCCTGAAGACGTGACTGTGGTTATTTGTTCTGCTTGAGGATCTGTAGGATCGTTGACTGGTCCGATAATTCCGCCATTTGCCATAGCTGATTACCTCCTATGCGTCGTCTATTTCTTCGTAAGAAATGGTGATTGTTAAATCGCTGTTTGCACTTGCACCCGCTTCGATATTATCTAATTCTTCTAAATAGAAACCTGAATTTTTATCAATTAAAGATAGGGATGCATCTGCTGGTACTGAGATAGTACTTGCGATTGCAATTGGTGATCCACCTGATTTTGTGATGAATACAGATACGTCTGCGGCGTTAGTGCCATCGATGTTGGCAACTGTAATAGAATTAATTTTTAAAACTTTATCAGCATCGCATGCTAATATTTCAGTGGTAAGAGTTGTGGTCAATTCTGCTTGAACCGACTTACCATAAATCGAAGTTACATTTACTATATTTGGTGCTGCCATAATTTAATCTCCTGTTATATATTATCCGAAAACGATTGCCATTGCAATAGCTTTTCCTGTTGAAACTCCTGCTTCTCCAAAACTTAAATTACCAGATCCATCGGTAAGTATCGCTTGTCCACTCGTACCATCACTTGCCGGTAAGGTGTATTGATTAATAGTAGTAAAAGCAGCATTTACGTCTACGATGTTGGTACCATCGGAATAAAATAATCTAGTACCTTTATCAGTAGCTGCAAAAGTTGCTCCTGATCCAGATACCGTTTTAAACGTTACGGTAAAAGCTCCAGTGGTTCCATTTCTAATAATGTAATTTTTTTCAATTCCATCTGGAATGGTAACATTGATTGCACCGGTTATAGTACCCGTTAAAACAATAACAGCGTTTTTTCCATTGGAAACAATACCATTAGAAAAAGCTAAAGCTGTATCTCCTGTACCGTTAACCGTTACTGCTTCATAACCAGCAATGGCTTGTTGTACAATGTTTAAATTGGTATTAGTAATATCTCCCCATAGACCGGCTTTTTCACCCGTGACCATGAGTTCTAGTTTCAGATCTGTAGAATAGCTTGATGGCATATTTTATATAATTCCTTAATTAATTAGTTTTTATTCAAATTATGCGGCTGTGTCAATATTATTCCAAGTGACATTAGATCCGGTAGAAACTTCAGTATACGCTACAGAGGTGCCTGTGTCAACAATGGTCCATATCTGAGACACTTCATTTCCAAGCTCTAACGTTAGCTCATTTCCTGTTAATAGTACCGATCCAGTTATGGTAAAAGTAACACTTCCTGCAGTCGTATTAATCTGTTGTCCCGTAACATCTACTAGAGTATTGGCATCTAAAACAGCGGTTCCTAAAGTGGCACTTATTTGTTGACCAGTTAAAGCCACGTCTGGTGCTACATCTACGGTTCCTACCGCTGTTGATAATTGATTTCCTGTGACTGGTATATTTGCAATACCTCCTACGACTACCGTTCCCGTATCAGATCCTAAATCAAAACCAGTTACATCTGCCAAGGTAAGAGCATCGAGCGTCGCGGTGCCAGAGACAATAGATAATTCATTACCAGTAACATCAAAGGCTACATCGGTTTTACCAATAGCATCTCCTAAAGAAAGTGGTATTTGGTTTCCTGATGCAAAAGCATCCGGTGAAGGGTCTACAGAACTTAATGCAAAAGCAGCAGTAAGACCTGTTGGTGAAGCAATCGTTAAAAGATCTAATGTAGTATCTCCTAAGTCTGTGCTTAATTGAAAACCTGTAAGTTCAACTTGAGTGGATACAGAATCGGTTCCCCAGTCGAGTGTACCCCAACCGGTTTCTCTTCCCCATCCTGCATTTAATTCTTCTGTAGTGGTAACATCCCCTTGATCAATACTTAAACTGATACCGGATACGTTTACCGATGCATCAGAAAGATCTCCCCAGGAGTTTTCACCCCAAGGTAAATCGGCATTCCATCCAATATTGGCCATAATAGGTTAGCTCCTATTAGTTGCCGATTCTTAGAATAGCTGCTGAAGTGGTAAATGCTGGGAACTGAATGGTAAAAGTTCCTGAAGTCGCTGTTTTGTCTGCACCAAAATCTAATACTGCTACCGCCTTGTTAGACGAAGAAATATTATAAATTAAAGCACCTCTAGCTGTGATCGTTACACCTGTAAAAGATAAATCTGCAAAATCGACAATCGCAACACCGGATGAGACTGAAGTACTTGGATCTGGTTTTACTAAGGTTCCACCACCGGCAGCATATTGACCTGAATCTCCAACTTCATCGGTAGCAGAATATACTGTAGTAGTAGAGTTTAACGTTGCATTAGAAGTGTACAGAGCAAGTTTAAAAGTATCTCCACCAGAAAATTGAAACGTATGTTCTCCTTCTAATAGTTCTTTTTTAAAACTGTTCGCAACCGCTTGTGTTATAGCCATAGTTTACTCCTTATTGTTGTTTTGGAAGTCGAGGTGAACCACTATCGTATTCATCTCTTCTTCGTCTTCCCATTTGCTCAACTGTAAATCCTTCGAGAGCCTGCTTATATTTTCCTTCGTAATACTGGATCATATCCGCGGGACCTTTTAAAAATCCAAAAGCTTCTACTAAACATGCATATGTTAAGCCGTTGGGAAATTCGGTACTTAAATATGTAGTGGTATTAGTACTCGATAATCCCTCTGGTTTCAAGATATAATTTATCTGCATGTTATAATTTATGTCTGGAGTAGGAGCTACTACAATCGTGTTTTCATCCCAATAGGAGTAGTATTTAGGTAATCCTTGAACTCCGGTAGGGTCATATTCCGACATGAAGCTGGTATCTCTATATTCTAGAAACGAGCGGCTAGAGTTATCTGCTCCACCGGTAGAATTAGTGATTTGAGCAGATCGAATAACTAATGTTTGATCATTTACAAGAGGTGTATTTACATATCTTTGACCTGCTACGATATCTGCTTGTGCGTATTGTCTATTATTATCTGAATCTACATCTCTTAAAATTCTAAATTCTGCATCTAATAGAAACCCATCTACAATCGTAGAGGTAAATACATTAGAATCTACTTCACAATAATCTCTAATTTTTTGTACTAATTCTGCGTATGTCATTATGCTTGTAAGTTCACTGGACCTGCGGTACAGCCAACATCTCCTCCCGTTACATTTCCAGAAGTTGCATTATCTGCACTTTGGAAATAATAATAATTAGTTGTGTCTCCTACAATACCACTGCTATTAATTTGTCCTACCGTTATAGTAAAACCATTAGTATTACTAATATCGGTTACTCCATCAATAGTAGGCACATCATTAAATCCAGTAGCATTCGTTGCTCCTCTAAATCGTACCACATTTCCTGTGCTTCTTCCATGATTAGGAGAAAATACATTGATGTAAGTAGTACCGGAATAAATAATAGTAGTAAAAGGATTGGTTTGTAATGCAATTAATACAGGAGGTTCTACTCTATCGGGTCTTGCAAATTGTAATCCTTGTGGATCTGCAACCGTTGGTTTTGGTTCTAATTGAGGTTGTTTTGGTTCAAACTCAGAAGTATGAACTCTAGCACCATTCCATTCTACTACCATTTCTTTATAAGGAAATGCCATTCCACTTCGGTCTGAAATAAATTGTGCAAATTTTCCTCTTGATAAATTAGACATTTGGATAATAAGTTTTAGGGGTTATAAAAGTACTAGAAGAAGATCCGTCTTCTTCTAACGCTCTTTGTAATTCATCTTCATACAATAATTTTAATTCTTGAGTTCTTGCAGGTGCTTTTTTAATAGATAAATAAAAAGCTAATCCTGCGCACATACATGGAACAAATCGATATGGAACATCGGTTGCATTAGTATAGGCTCCTGAATCTTGAATTCTTTTTACGTAATAGTAATTAATAAAATTTCCTGCTTCTGTACTTCCAGGAGTTAGATATAAAGTAATAGTTACCTTATCAATAAATCGTTGTACGAAATATTGTGTAGGAGTTCCTTGTTGGGTTTTAGAAGAAAGACCTTGATACGTAGATCTACCAATTTTAGTTAAAGAAAAATCAGTTCCTGAACTATTTCTATATACTGCTTCTAAAATATCATCTACTCCATAAATAGCAGTAGCATCAGAAGTACCATCTCCTGTAGAACGATACATCGTATATTCCGATTGACCATCTACTAAAGTAATAGAATTATTTCCTACTTCCCAATAATGAAGTCCTCTATTTCCCCATTCTTGAAATAAAATATTTAACGATCTTCTTGCTGAAACTAAATCATAACCCGAAGCAAGCGTATAGCCTATTCGTTCGTATGACTCTTCTATGATTTCATCAATAGAAAAATTCTTTTCAAAAACGTAAGTTCCAGAAGTAGTGTTAGCCATTTAGCCTCCTACCCTGCTGTTAAACCGGGGCCTGAATATTTGTCTGTTAGTAAAGTAACTGCAGCTACTGTAAAAGTAGAAACATAAATTCCTTTAGGGAATAAAATTCCATCTTCAGGAAATGAAAAATTAATAATATCTCCTGCAGGGACATCCGCTTGGAATAAGGTGTCTCCAGTTGCACTAGTAGTTTTTAAAATAACAGTACCAGACGTTGCTAAACCTGCAACAATAATTCCTCTTAGTCGAACTGGTGGTGGTACGACTACGTTAGTAGTTGCTGCTGCAATTCTTGTTGCTTGTATGTCTGCTTTATATGAACCCATTTATATTCTCCTTATTTAAAGAGCTCCCGAAGGAGCTCTTAAATTAATTATT